ACTCGAGAACTTACTGAATTAGAAGCTCCAGCTGCTGGTCCAACATTAACATCACCAATAACAATCACCAACCCTGGTCTTGGATATACTTCCCTATATCCACCAAAAGTTATTATACCACTCCCAGATCCAATATATGAAAATATATCTGAAATATCCGTAGTAAATGGATTCTCTGGAATTATTACAGGAATTACGACCACAACAGGTAGTGGAGGTAATCCACTGGCACTTAAATTCCACTTAAATTCTCCATCATTTGCAGGTCTATCTACTGGATATCCAATTTATATCTTTGATACAAGAGTTGGAAGAGGGGTGACATCCATTGATACTTCAAATTCTGCAGTGGTTGGAATTGGAACAACTTTTGCAGATAATATTTACTATATCCATCAATTAAGCATTGATGGTACTGTTGGAATTATTACTTGTAACATAATATCAACTACATCTGTGGTGGGGTTAGCATCTACTGGAAACACATCAAACCCTATAGGAAAATTCTCTTGGGGTAGAATATCTGGATTTACTCGATCAAATTCTCCAATTTCAATAGGAGTAACCGGAAATACTGTGGATGTTGGATTAACAACTTTTGCAACAATTCAAAGAAGAGGAACTGGTATTAGAAATACGGGAGCACTTCCAAAACTCTTATAAATACTTAAAAAAAAATATTAATATGGCAGCAATCGTAACAGATCAATTTAGAATATTAAATGCGAGTAATTTTATAGACTCTGTTGTAGATAGTAGCAATTCTTATTATGTTTTTTTGGGATTAGATAATCCAGCACAAGTTGGATTTGGAAGAACTACTAATTGGGATACTAATATTCCAAATCCAACTGATAATTTTGAATATTCTTCACATTATAGAGATACATCTTTATTTGGTAAAAAAATTACATCTAGTAATATTAGAAGACTCGTAAGAAAGGTTACTTGGACTTCCAATACATCTTATGATATGTATAGGCACGATTATAGTATTCAGAACCCAACACCAAATTCAAATTCAAGCAGATTATACGATTCTAATTACTATGTAATTAATAGTGATTTTAGAGTTTATATTTGTATAGATAATGGTTCTTCTGGTACGAATTTAAAAGGAAATAAGTCTCAAGATGAACCTACATTTACAGATTTAGAACCATCTGCAGCTGGAGTAAGTGGAGATGGGTATATTTGGAAATATCTCTTTTCAGTCTCTCCAAGTGATATTATAAAGTTTGATTCGACAGAATATATTGTTGTTCCTAACAATTGGGCAACATCAATAGATTCTCAAATTGTAAGTGTGAGAGAAAATGGGGATTCTGGGTCTACAAATCCAAATCAAATCAAAAAAGTATATATTCAAAATGGAGGAAGTGGATATAGTTCTGGTGTTGTTGACATTCTTGGTGATGGATCTGGGGGTAGAGTATCTATCACAGTAAATAGTAGCGGATCTATCACATCTACTCAAGTTGTTGCGGGTGGTTATGGATATACTTGGGGAATTGTTGATTTAGGAAGTCTTCAACCTAATGGAAGTCTTCCAAATCCAGCAAAACTAATACCAATTATTCCACCATCAAAGGGACACGGTTACGACATTTATACTGAATTGGGAACGGATAAAGTATTAGTATATGCCAGATTCGATGACTCAACAAAAGATTTCCCAACGGACACTAAGTTTGCTCAAGTTGGAATTATAAAAAATCCAACTACATTTTCTTCAGATACTGTTGTTTTTACAGAAAATCAGTATTCATCTCTAGGAGCAATTAAGTTAGATTCAATTGATGGAACTCCAGTTATTGGGCAAGAAATAACTCAAACTGTAACTGGAGGAACTGCAAGAGGTTATGTAGCATCATATGATAGTGAAACAATGGTCTTAAAGTATTTTCAAGATAGATCTTTATATTTTGGAAATAATGTAGATCAAACTGATTATAATACAGTAACTTCTGATTCAAAAGTATTATCATTTAGTTCATCTGGAGGACCAATTACTCCATTTGCAGGGTCTATTGCTACATTATTTAATTCCAATAAAGTTACGGTTGGAACTAAAATTATAGACTTAGGAGTAACTTTTACATCAGGTCTTGCAAATCCTGAGATAAATAAAAAGACAGGAGATATAATTTATATTGACAATAGACCCCTGGTAACAAGAGACATTAGGCAAAAAGAAGACATTAAAATTATCCTGGAATTCTAAAAAAAATGACACAGAAAACAGATTTAAACATCAGTCCATACTATGATGACTTTGATTCTGAAAAGAATTTTTACAAAGTCTTGTTTAAACCAGGATATCCAGTACAGGCAAGGGAATTAACAACTCTCCAATCTATTTTACAAGATCAGGTAAAATCTTTTGGAAGTCATATATTTAAAGAAGGATCAGTAGTTATTCCTGGAAATATTGCTTATGATGGAAATTTTAATTCTGTAAAACTTAATCCAACTAATTTTGGAGTTGATATTTCTCTTTATATTAATAATTTTATTGGTAAAAAAATAACGGGACAAATATCAGGAACAACAGCGATAATTCAATTTGTTGCTCTTCCAGATGGAGGAAATGTAGAGGATTTAACAATATATGTAAAATATTTGGATTCTGATAATAATTTTCAGTTCAATCCATTTCAAGATGGAGAATCCTTAGTTGCAGAAGAAAATATAACTTATGGTAATACTACAATTAATGCAGGAACTCCATTTGCATCATTAATAGTACTGAATGCAACCTCCGTAGGTTCTTCAGCATCTATTGGTGATGGAGTTTATTTCATTAGGGGTTATTTTGTTAATGTATCCAAACAAACTATAATTTTAGATAACTATACGAATACACCTTCATATAGGGTTGGACTAAAAATTGACGAATTGATTCTCAGTGCCGGAGATGATAACTCATTATATGACCCTTCCAAAGGATTTACAAATTATGCAGCACCTGGGGCAGACAGATTTAAAATTAATTTAACTCTAACAAAGAAATTAATATCAGATCTTAATGATGTTGATTTTATTGAACTTTTAAGAGTTCAAAACGGAAAAATTAAAATAATTGAACAAAAAAGTCAATATAATATAATTAAAGATTATATGGCAGAAAGAACTTATGATGAATCTGGTGATTATACAGTTGAACCATTTGGCGTATCTGTAAATAATTCTTTAAATGATAGATTAGGCAATAACGGATTATTTTTCAATACCGAAACTACAGAACAAAAAAACACACCATCAGAGGATTTGATGTGTTTGAAAATATCTCCAGGAAAAGCTTATGTGAGAGGGTATGATGTTGAAAAAATATCAACAACTATTATTGATGTCGATAAACCAAGAGATACCGCACGTGTAGATAATGTAAATGTTCCTTTTGAGATGGGGAATATTTTAAGAGTTAATACTGTAAGCGGTACTCCAAAACAAAAATTCACAATAGATTTATTAGATGAATTTGTAGGATCTGGAACTACTATTGGAAATGCAAGAGTATATAATTTTAGTTTGACCGATGCTGCTTATACTAATAATGCCACTAATTGGAATTTATATCTTTATGATATTCAGACTTATACAACTCTCGTTTTAAACGAGATAATATCAAATACTGAATTACCAGCAACATCATTTGTAAAAGGAAAAAGTAGTGGTGCCAGTGGTTTTGCCGTTTCCGCTGGTGGAGCATCATCCACTATTAACTTAAGACAAACTTCTGGAACATTTTCAGTTGGAGAGCAGTTAATTATCAATGGAATTGATTTTCCAAGAACTATTAGAACCGTAACTACATATTCCACCGAAGACATTAAATCAGTAAAACAAAGTGCTTCTGCTGGATTTTCGCAATTTACTGCAAATTGTTTTCTTGAAAGATTTAGATTGCCAAATGGAATAACTCAAGGAACAATTAGTGGTGGAAATATATTAGTAAGTCCAGGAAAATTCTTTACTGGTGTAAAGGTAGGATCAATTATTAGATATCAAACTACAACTGGAGATGAATCGTTTAATCGCGTAACCGCAGTTTCTGCTTCTGGCACTTCATTAACAATTGCTGGCATCACCACAGTTTCTGGAGTATTTGACGGCGCCGTTACAAATGGAACTTATAGTAACATAACTATTGGCGCTCCAGTCATAAGAAATGAGAATTCTGGATTCCTATATGCACAGTTACCAGATCCTAATGTTTCTTCGGTAAATCTTTCAGATTCATTATTAACAATTTCCGAACAAATAACAGGACAAGGTACAAATGGTAGTGGAGTATTACAATTCAATACTTCAGCAATTAGTGGAATTTCTAGTGTATTTTTTGAGTCATTTGATCAAGAAAGATATTCAGTACATTACAGTGGAGGCGGTATTGGCACAATAACCTCCGATCAGTTTGTTTTAAGTGGAAATACCGTAACTATTAGTGGATTATCTCCTTCAGAGACAGATGTTGTTGTAAATACAACACTAGTTAAAAATGGAATACAAAGTAAAGTAAAAACATATAATAAAAGTAATACCTTAACTATAGCAAGATCAAAGTATCCTCAATCAGGAACTGGTATTAGTTCTTCAATTGGAGACGGTCTTACTTATAATCAATTTTATGGACTGAGAGTTCAAGATGATGAAATATCACTAAATTACCCAGATGTAGTAAAAATTATTTCAGTTTATGAGTCATTTGATTCTTCTGCACCTACTTTAGATCAAATACAATTTGGTGCCAGTGCTAATGTATCAACTAATGCTATTATTGGTGAAAACATTTTAGGAAGTGATAGTAAATCTGTTGCGAGAGTTGTTTCAAAACCATCTACGAATATTCTCGGTGTAGTATATTTAAATTCAGAAAGATTTACGGATTCTGAAACAGTTATATTTGAGGAATCAAACATAACTACGGAGATTGAAGAAATAACTCCCGGAAAGTATAAAGATATTACCAATTCGTATAGACTTGACAAAGGGCAAAAAGATCAATATTATGATTATTCCAGAATTGTCAGGAATAAGGGCACTACAGAACCATCAAAACAACTTTTAGTTGTATTTGATTATTATTCTATTCCTTCTAATGATAGTGGCGATGTATTTACTGTATTAAGTTATGATAAAGAAAGATTTACACACGATGTTCCTTTCATTGGACCAAGATCCGTAAGATCTTCTGATACTTTAGATTTCAGACCAAGAGTTCCAATTTTTACCTCGGATAGTTCTTCACCATTTGATTTTGCCTCACGATCTCTGAATCCTACACGCATTTTATCTCCAAATGAAAGTTCATTACTTGGTTACGATTATTACTTAGCAAGAATTGACAAACTATATCTTGATACAAATAAAAACTTTATACTTGAAAAGGGAATCTCTTCAAATACTCCTAAGGCACCAGAAAAAAATGATGCTGTAATGGAAATCGCAACTATTAAATTGCCACCATATCTCTATAATCCAGCAAATGCTGTAGTGACATTAAAGGATAATAGAAGATATACAATGAGAGATATTGGTTTAATTGAAGATAGAGTGGAGAATTTAGAGAGAGTTACTTCATTGTCTTTACTTGAAGTAAATACTCAAACTCTACAAATTCAAGATGCTGATGGTAATAATAGATTTAAGAGTGGATTTTTTGTAGATGATTTTAAAAATTACTCATTCATTAATAGAGGATTATCTTCTATTAGAGTCAATACTGCTACGAATGAAATAACACCAATTACTAGTAGAAATTCACTTAAATCACAAATTGCACCAGAATCTTCAGTTACTGATGAAAATTTAGATTTTTCAGAGAATTTTAAGTTATTAGATCCAAATGTCGTAAAAACAGGAAAAGCAGTAACTTTAAAGTATGAATCTATTGGGTGGATAGAGCAGGCATTTGCAACGACAGTTGAAAATGTAAATCCATTTAATGTGATTGTTTATAGTGGTGATATTAAGTTAAGTCCAGAAATTGACAACTGGGTTAGGACAGTTCAACTTCCTGATAAAAATGTCAGCATAACATTAAATTCTAGTAGAACACTTACTAATAACTTAACAAGTGATGTTTTTGTTACTTTGACACCGGTCAATACACAGACAAGGGATACGATTCAGTTGCCAGATGTAAGAGGACGAGCTCCAGATGGAAGATTTAATGTTAACATCTCAAATAGCACCAATGCTGTAACATCAAATACTGTTACAAATACTACTTCTAGAATTTCTACAACTGAAAACTTTGATACGGTAAGTAATACTGATACTACAATAAGAAATGTATTAATATCCTCGTCTAATGAATCATTTATGAGGTCCAGAAATATTCAATTTTCTGTATCCAATATCAAACCATCTACGCAATTTTACCAATTCCTTGATGGAAATAGTGGAGTAGATTTTATTCCCAAATTGATTGAAATAACAAACCCATCTAAAGCATTTGTAGTTGGGGAAACTGTCATTGGAACATTTGGTGGTAATAATTTAATTTCATTTAGAGTTGCAACACCAAATCATAAGTATGGTCCATATAATGCACCATCCACGACATATACAATTAATCCATATATTAGAACTGAATCTATAGCATCTGGATATAGTCAATCATCAAAAGTTTTGAATGTTGATACGGTTTCCCTATCAGAAGAGGCTCAAGGAAAGTATTCTGGATATTTACTTAAGGGTATGCAGTTGGTTGGTCAGACTAGTGGTGCTGTTGCAACCGTAAATGACCTGAGACTTATTTCTGATAATTTTGGAGATTTGATTGGAACATTCTTTTTAAGAGATCCAAATACAGTTCCGGCTCCAACTGTAAGAATTTCTACAGGAACTAAAACATTTAAATTGAGTTCAAGTTCAACAAATGACCCCGGTCTTCCAGGAAGTTCGGATACTTCATTTGCCGAAACAAATTTCAATTCTGATGGAACACTTGAGCAGTGGGAAAATACTGTTACTGCAACTACTAAAAATCTAACAACAAAAACGGTCACTAATCTTACAACTAATACAACAACTTCACAAACAACAATAAACACTCATACAAGAACAACCATCCAAAGATTTGTAGATCCTCTTGCACAATCATTTGTTGTTGGTGGAAATATAGAAGCTCCAGATTCTTCCAGAGAAGGGTTGGCAACTGATGATTCTAATGGTGCCTTTTTAACTGCTGTCGATTTATTCTTTGCTAAAAAAGATAGTGGAAATGCTACGGTAAAAGTTGAAATAAGAACCGTAGAGTTAGGAACACCTACAAGAATTGTTATTGGAAATTCTGTTACTCTAAGACCAAGTGAAGTAAATATTTCTTCAGATGCTTCTATTGCCACCAAAGTTACTTTTGATGAACCAATTTATCTTCCACCAGGGAGAGAATATGCCGTTGTAATTATTTCAGAAAATAGTGATCAATATGAGATGTGGACTGCAGTTATGGGAGAAAAAACTGTCAATACCAAAGATCTCCCAGATGTTAATGCCGTCACCTATTCGAAGCAGTTTGCCATGGGAAGTTTGTTCAAATCCCAAAATGGATCTATATGGACAGCGAACCAGTATCAAGACCTGAAATTTAAACTTTATAAGGCACAATTTATTGCAAATCAACCAGGAACTGCATTTTTCTACAATCCAACATTAGATGAAAGTAATGGATATGTTCAGAGATTAGGAAATAATCCTCTAACAACATTACCTAGAACTGGTTCATTGGGGATTACTACAACAACAAACTCAGGATTAATCGCAGATTTAAGTAATGGTAGAAAAATTGTGGATGGAGTAAACAATTATGTTTACGGTTATGTTGTTGGGACCGGAAGTTCTGTAGCAATAGTAGGATTAACTACTGGTGGAAGTAATTATGTTACCGATTCTAATGTAAGCACTTATAATATTACTGGAAATGGTTCTGGACTTGTATTAAATATCACAGCAACCGCCGGAACAATTACTGGAATAACAACCGTAAGTCCTGGAAATGGTTATGTAGTAGGAGATATTGTTGGCATTGTAACTTCTACAGTAGGCACAGGATCTTCAGTTCGTGGGCGTGATGCGAGAATTACAATTTCATCAATTACTGGAGTTGATACTTTATATCTAGAAAATATTCAGGGAAATGATTTTACAGTTGGTGCCGGATTAAGTTACTATAATAATTCTAATACAATAGTTTCTCTTGCAAGCACTACAATTAGATCTCCCCTTGCACCTTCAACTAATCAATATTCCGGAAATTATATAAGAGTAGAACATTTTGATCATGGAATGTATGGAAATACGAATAAACTTAGAATTTATGATGCAGAATCTAGTACCGCACCAGTTGTACTTACTTCATCTCTAACTTCAACATCAACAACAATTTCTGTTGCAGTTGGTGATACTTCAAACTTTGGAACTTTTGAGGGAGTGTCCGTAAGTGGTTCTAATCCTGGATATGTAAAAATTGGAAACGAAATAATTAAGTATGAGTCTATTGGTAGTGGATTCTTAGGTACTATTACTAGAGGTATTGATTCTACCATTTCAATTGATCATAATATTAATACTTTAATGTATAAGTATGAATTAAACGGAGTTTCACTACGCAGAATTAATACAACTCACGATATTGATGATTTGGATATTGGATTAGATGGATATTATCTCCAAATTAATAGATCCACAAATGGAGAAAATAGAAGTGCTGATGGAACACCCACAGGAATGCCACAACTACAGTTTACCTCAGAAGCAACTTTAGGAGGTTCTAAAGTTCTTGCTACAGAAAATATTCTTTACAGTTCTGTAGTGCCAACATATGACATCATCACTCCAGGATCTTCTACATCTGTTTCGGCCGTGATTAGATCTGTTTCGGGAACAAGTGTAAGTGGAAATGAGACTTCATTCTTGGATAACGGATTCGAACCAATTCAGTTGAATACATTAAATACGTTAAAATCTGTGAGACTTGTATGTTCTAAAGAAAATGAAACAGAATATCTTGGCAATTTACCTAGAAATAAATCATTTACAACTGGAATAACTTTAAGTACAACAGATTCTAATTTATCACCTATAATATTTTTAGATACTGCATTTACTGAGTTTATTTCTAATCGTTTGAACAGTCCAGTTTCTGATTATGCATCTGATGGTAGATCTAATTCCATACTAAATGACCCACATGCTGTTGTTTATGTTTCGAGAGCAGTAAATCTGATACAACCAGCAACTTCTCTTAAAGTTATTTTATCCGCATATCGTCATGAATCTGCCGATTTTAGAGTTCTGTATAGTCTGTTTAGACCAGACTCTTCCGAAGTTGAACAATCATTTGAACTATTCCCAGGTTATGATAATCTTACATCTACGGCATCAGGACTTTCGGTAGTTGATTCTTCTCTAAATAATGGAAAACCAGATTCTTTTGTAAGTTCTAGTTTGGAAAATGAATTTAAAGAATATGAATTTACTGCTAATAATCTTGGATTATTTAATGGATATGTAATTAAAATCGTAATGTCCGGAACTAACCAGGCATATGCACCAAGAATCAAAGAACTTAGGACGATTGCTGTAAGATGATTAG